CCCCTATTAGCCTATCAGCTAGGCATGGAAAGCTACGCAGATAAATCCTCTAGAGCCGCTGGTCAGTTCTGGTTCCCTAGAAACGTTAACCTTAAGCTGTGGTCCTATGAGGCTTCAGAGCGGATGCGTGGTAGTGGACAATACATGGTCATAGGAGACGAGGTCACCTCTTGGAAAGGTGCAGGGATGAACTTTAAAGAATCTTGGGAAAGTATTATTCAGCCATGTATTACTACTCGTTGGAGTGAGCAGAATGCAAAGCGCTATGGTGCTAGTCCAGGGCGTGCGTTAATAATTAGTACACCCAAGGGATATGATTATTTCTGGGAGTTATACAACAGACAAGATGTAGATGATGACTGGAAGAGTTTTCACTACACCTACCATGATTCGCCGTACCTAGATGAGACGGAAATCGAAAGGGTTAAGACTACACTAGACCCTATTAAGTTTGCTAGAGAGTATGAGGCTTCCTTTGAAGACTCTGGTAATAATGTATTTTATATGTTTAACAGGAAGAATCATATAGACAACAGTCTACCTGATTTTGAGGAAGGCGAGGATGTACACTGCGCTATCGACTTTAACGTTGGTATACAGGCTACAACCGTTTTCGCAGTCAGAGGTGGTCAGATGCACATACTTGCTGAAAGTATAGGACATCCAGACACAGAGACGTTGGCTCAATCACTAGTAGCTAAGTACAAGGGACACAAGATCATTGGTTATCCCGACCCTGCAGGGAAGGCTCGAAAGACCTCTGCTGCTGTGGGCGTTACCGACTTTAGTATCTTGCTATCCCACGGTATACAACTACGATCACATAACAAGGCTCCCCCCATAGTGGACTCGGTAGCTGCCGTTAACAAGAAGTTAGAAAACGCTAAGGGTACTATAGATATTTTTATACACCCTCGTTGCACTAACGTCATACAGTCTATGGAAAGGACTATATGGGTTGATGGTAATCCCAATACCGCTACTATCTGTAAGAAGGACGGTGTAGAACACTTCTCAGATGGTATACGGTATGCTGTAGAGTACCTCTGGCCTGTAAGGGCGGGAACAAAAGTAACAACAAGAGGCTTCGGCTTTTAATTTAAAGGAATACAAGACAATGGCAAAATACGCAACAAGACAATCCGCTAATAACGCAAAGGGTCCAAACCAAAGAGTTGTACAAGCTGGTAAAGGATTTAAACTAGTAGCAACAAACAGCCTTGCTGGTCGCGCTTCTACTACTAGTACTGGTGTACAAAAACCCCGTGTAGCAGCCAACTCTGGTAAAGGTGGCGGCGGAAAGCCTGTTAGAGCTTCAGCAGCCAGCTCTGGTAAGGGTGGTAGAAATAAACCTATTAAACCTATTTCAGCCAACTCTGGTAAAGGTACAGGTTCTTCTGGATTTAATGCTGGAAATACAGCACAAAAAGCTGTACGAAAAGTTAAACAGACAGCTCAGTCAACTACAAACAATGCAAGAATTACAGCTAAATCCTTACCTGCAAAAGCGCGGAAGCTGTATGAAAAAGTTGATACTGCTGCAGAACGCAGGGCTATTATTCAGAAATTTAAAAGGAAGGCTACCTCTGCTGTCCTCGGTAAAGATGTAGGTGGTCGTCAAGTAAAGCGTAAAGGAGGTCTTGTTGGGAAAGCAAAGGAACTTTATGCTGCAGTAGATACTAGTGCAGAGCGTAAAACCCTCTTTCAAAAAGCTAAGCGCAGAGTTACAAGCGCTGTCCTCGGTAAAGATGTAGGTGATCGTCAAGTAAAGCGTACTGGCGGAGCTGTAGGTGCAGTTAAAGCGTGGGGTTCAGCCGCACAAAAGGCTGCTATTAGGAAACTTGCAGACTTTAATCGTGGCAAGAAACGTGCAGGTAAAGCAGTAACACGTAAAGCAGTTAAGTACGGTCTTCGTAGCGGTGCGCGTTACGGTGGAAATAGTGGTAAGTAACTATGCCCTACGGTACTAAGACAGGACGCCCTACTAAAAAGAAGAAGGCACCTGTACCCAAGGGTATGCATCGTATGCCTAACGGTAAGCTTATGAAGGGTACAACCCACAAGGCTAGAAAGAAATAGAGGCCGACAAAGCCCGTACAAATGGAGATCGCTAAAGGTGGCGGTCTCCTCTTTAAGTCCATCTGAGGATTGACAAAGGAAACACTATGGCAAGATCAAGAATAAACTCTAAGTCAAAAGACTTAATTGATGATAATGGTTCTATTCTGTTATCAATAGTCAAGGGTGAGCAAGTTCAAATAGGAGTAACTTTAGGTTGGTTAACTAACTTAACAGGCTACACTCTTTTAGCTAAAATAATTGAAGCTAATAGCGCTTCTATTGATCATACAGACCCGACTAGTTTACCCACTACTCAACAGGGTAGCGGTATAATCACAACCTTACCGATTATTGATGCTACAGTATCGGACAACACTTTTAATATTGTAATTCCAGAAAGCTTAATTAATAGCTACACAACTCAGCCTCTCCCAAATGCACCCTCGTATGGGTGGATTGGGCTAGAAGTTGCTGATAATGCTGCAGGTAATGCTAAACAAATCTGGAAGCCTATGAGGGGCTTAGTTGAAATACTTTACTCCCCTTCTGAGGTGACGTAATGACAGCTTATAAAACAACTGTAACAGCAAACTCAGTAAGTATTACTCTTGATAAAACTGACCACACACTAAGCTTGTCTAGAACAGGTGGGCAAGGTGCTAAAGGCGACTCAGTAAGTAGCGTAGTAGTTAACGCTGCTAATGATTTAATAGTTACTCTTGTTAATGGAACGGGAACTATTCTTGAAATTATAAACGCTGGTAATATTTTTCAGAATGCTAAGTTACAAAACCTTATAGACGTTGAGAATGTTAACCCTTCAGACGGTGACGTTCTTATTTATGAAAGTAGCAGCTCTACTTACAAGCTACACTCTTTCACTACTACTAACTTAGCTGATGTAGATAATTCAGGAAAAACAGACGGTGCCATGTTTCTTTATGACGCCTCTTCAAGCACGTATAAAGCAACAACACAAATAAACAACGCTAACACCGTTATCTCAGGAGGCACCTTTTAATGGCAACTAAAATTATTCATAAGAAGTCAGTAACTTCGGGGGCTTCCCCTGCTACTGGTGATTTAGATCAAGCAGAACTGGCTATCAACCTTGTCAACCGCAAGATCTTTACTAAAGACAATGGTAACGCTATTGTTACCTTGAGTGGACCCTACGTGAGTACTTCTGCCCCAGCAAATCCTGCAGAGGGTGATCTGTGGTTTGACTCTACAAATAATGTGCTTAAAGCGCATAACGGCTCTGCTTTTGTTTCTGTAGGCGATTACGATAACGCAGACGCGAGGGCCGCGATCAGTGTTACAGACGCTGGTGGTGACGGTTCAGCAGCCTATAATAGCTCTACAGGAGTTATTACCTACACTGGTCCAAGTGCTGCGGAAACCCGCGCTCATGTGAGTGTAACCGATAACGGTGGTGATGGCTCCCTTGCTTACAGTGCCGCTACAGGGGTTATTGCTTATACTGGACCAAATGCTAGTGAAGTTAGAGCGCACCTTTCTGCTGGAACGGGTGTCGGTTTTTCTGGCGGTGCTATTAGTATTGGGCAAGCGGTAGCTACTTCCGACAATGTAACTTTTGCTGATGCTACCTTATCAGGTTCCTTAAAAGGTCCAGCGTCCTTTACTATTGACCCTGCAACTATTGGTGATAACACAGGTACAGTTGTTATTGCTGGTAACTTAACTGTCAACGGCACTACTACTACTGTTAACTCTAATGAAGTTAACATTGGGGATGCTATTATTAAGCTTAATGCTGATGAAACTGGCACACCCTCCGCTAACAGTGGTATTGAAGTGGAGCGCGGTACAGCAGCCAACAAGACTTTTGTCTGGAATGAAACCAGCGATGCGTGGGATCTAGGTGATGAAACCTTGCAGAGCGTTATTATTGATGGTGGCACGTACTAAGCCCGTACAACTCTTTGAGGGGGTGGCTCTATAGTCACCTCCTTCCTACACACAATGGAGAACTAGCCCAATGGCAACTAAAATTATTCATAAAAAGTCTTCGACTACTGGTAGTGTTCCTTCTGCTGGTAGTTTGGAGCCTGGAGAGTTAGCTCTTAACCTAGCTGACCAGAAACTTTACTCAAAGAAAACTGATGGCACTGTAGTAGAAATGTCTCCCGTAGCAGCACAACCAACTGCTATGCAGACTAAAACAGAGTTTACTGCTACAGCAGGTCAAACAACCTTTACTGTAGCTTATACGCCTAACGCTGTTAATGTTTATCGTAATGGTATACGCCTACAATCTAGTGACTTTACAGCTACTACTGGTACTACTATTGTCCTTGATAACGCTTGTACTGTAGGAGACACTCTTGAAGTAGAAGCCTTTACAGTTTCAGGTATTGTTGCTAAAAGCACAGTACTAAGCGAAGTTAAGTTTACAGCTACTCAAGGTCAAACTTCTTTTTCCTTGACTTATGACGTAGGAGGTGTGTTTGTTTTCCTTAACGGGATTAAACTACAAGACTCTGACTATACGGCTTCTAGTGGTTCTGCTATTGTTCTTGCTTCTGGTGCTAACGCCGGAGACATTCTAGACATTCAAAAGTTTGTTGTGCAGAGTGTTCACGCTCAAGCAGCAGTACTTTCAGAACTAGAGTTTACAGCTACAGCTAATCAAACAACGTTTACTGCTAATTACACTGCAGGGGCTATTGAAGTCTTCCTTAACGGTGTACGTCTACAAGCTGCTGACTACACAGCTACTAACGGTACTAGTATTGTACTAGCAACAGGCGCTACTGTTGGTGACATACTAAGCGTTCAAAAGTTTACGGTCTCTAGCCTTTATACTCTGCCCACAAGTTCTTATACTGAGACAGAGTTTACTGCTGTAGCAGGACAAACTAATTTTACTCACAGTTATGATGTGGGGGGAGTTACTGTTTATCTTAATGGTGTTAAACTTCAAGCCTCGGATTACGCTGCGACTAGCGGTTCCTCTATTGTATTAACCGCAGGGGCCACAGTAGGAGATATTCTTACTGTTCAAAAGTTTACGGTAGCAGCGGTTAACGCTCAACTAGCAGTAAGAACTGCTCAAGAGTTCACTGCAACGGCTAACCAAACAACTTTTAACTTTACTTACACAGCAGGTGCTATAGACGTTTATCTAAACGGTATTAAGCTCCCTGACTCTGATTTTACGGCTTCTAATGGCTCTACTGTAGTACTTGATACAGGGACTCAAGCAGGGTCTGTACTAGAAATTGTTAAGTACACAGTAGGTAGTTTAGACGCAGCAGCGGCAGTAATTACTAATGCAGCCTTTACAGCTACAGCTTCTCAAACAACTTTCACTACTACCTACACTCCTAATCAAGTAGAAGTATTCGTTAATGGTCTTAAGCTTCCTGATGCCGACTATACGGCGTCTAACGGAAGTTCAATAGTACTAGCAACGGGAGCTCAAGCAGGAGATAGTGTAGAGATTCAAAAGTATGCTATTTCTGACATTAACTCTGTAAGTATTGATGGTGATACTTCCCCTACTCTTGGTGGAAACTTAGATACTAATAATAAAAGTATTACTTCGGCTTCTAATAATAACGTTGACTTAGATCCTAACGGTTCTGGTGCAGTAGTGTTTAAGGGTAACTCTACTAAGGGTGCAGGTCAGTTCAAGTTAAACTGTGAAGTCAACACCCACGGTGTTACTATTAAAGGCCCACCCCATAGTGCAGGAGCAAGTTACACACTAACACTCCCTAACAACGATGGTGATGCTAGCCAAGTGTTAACTTCAAACGGTAGTGGAGTTACTTCTTGGTCAACTCCCGCAGGAGGCGCTACGGTATTTATAGCTT